TATCAGCAAGCTCCTTATGAGGACATCAGTGCTGAGGAATATGATAAACTACTAGCATCAATGCCTAAAGATATTAATTGGAATGACCTGCAATACTTCGAGCAGGAAGATAACACCACCGGCTCACAGGAGTTAGCGTGTACCGGCGGCGCTTGTGAAATAGTTTAGATAAGTGCCAATATACGGTGTAATACTACGTGTATTCAACTAGTAGTAAACTTGGGGGTCGCAATGACCCCCTTTTTTTTAATCTCTAGCATTCTCTTGGCGTTCGTTGTAGTCCTCGGCTCCTCCTAAGAACCAACTACTAAATAACCTACCTACAACAGGAACATTCTTAACTACCTTACGATAGTTCGGTTCATCCTCAAAAGGTATCTGTGTCCCTTGGACTACCATGTCAATGATAGGAGTAGCAGGGACAATGGTATTATATGCCGCACCTTTCCAATCTCCCTTCGATAGAAACTTATCAGTAGTGTACTTACTAGCGCCGTAGTTTCCAAGTAACGCCCATAAAGATTTACTAGGTATCTCGTCCGCATCAATCTCCCTTCCCAACATCAAGTCCTTAATCGCTCCTGTTGATAAGTTAGCGGTAGTTAAGTACCCTGCTAAAAGCGTAGCCTGTTTAATTGCAGCCGCTTTGTTTCCTTTCTGATACTCTCCAATCACCCTTCTACGTACAACATCAATCTGCTTTACAGTAAAAGATTTCAACATATAAAGAATACGCATATTAGGATTATCAAGATAGAACTGAGGAAAGTTACTCCTTGTTGTAGGCTGTGCGTCAGACAGTTCATTAAAAGCAAACCACTTAGTATTGTAGTCTACCTTACCTGAAGCCAGAGAAGCAAGTACATCGTCTGTTTCTTCCCCATATATGTCACCAATTTCCTTCCTAAGTTTAGCAGTACCTTCCTTGGTTTTAAGCATATTAGATGCTCTTTTGATAGCAGAATTAATATAAGTTTCCTTACCTAACCTGTCAATCTTTCTAAAACCTGATACACCTAAGAGCTTACGTAACGCATTGGAAGTGCCTCTTATACCTTGCTCTGCCATTTCAGCCGACGCATCTTCAATACCTATATCAATCACAGAAACATTCTTTTCTGAAAACATTGTGCTGATTGTGTTTCTGAACCCTTTCAACGCTGAGGTAAGTCCCAAATCTGCAAACTGAGTTACAGTAGAAACAGGATTAGCAATAGTTCCCATGTATCCTAGATCACGAACTACCTGTAAAGCAGCGGCAGGAGACTGGTCACCACCTATGAAACGAGATTTCAAGAGAGAGATTAGTTCTTCTTGGTCTTCCATCCCTATTCTACCTTCATCGTACTCCTTCCTGACGAAGTTGCCGATAGAGTTGTCCATGTCCGAACGACCTGAACCATCTTTGCTATAGTGTTGACCTAAGAACCTTCTCTTCTCTAGGTCGCTTGCTGACCTACGTAAGTAAATACTTAAAGATTCTTCAGGTGTAGCGTAGTACTTCATCTGATCTTCGGTTAGGTCTAACCTACGACTCCTAATAAAGCCGGGTTTTCCGTCTTTCTTAATCATGCTGTAGCCACGAACTAGGTTATCAATAATCTCTGTGTTCTCTTCATCAGTAAGTTTATCTACACCTATCTTCTTACTGTCAGCATAAGCAAGCCTAGCCTTATCAATAAGTCCTTTCTGTTTGACACCTAAACTATCTTGTAAACCTTTTAAGTCTGTGACTAAACGAGGAAAGTAATTCTCAATCTTCTGAAAGTTATGTCCTGATTCCTGCAAATCATCACCAAGTTTACTTAACATGGGTAATACTTTTAGGTCAAACTCTTGAGCCAGTCCTTCAGGCATGAGCGCACGGGCGGCATCAAAGTCTTCGTTGTATAACGAACGAGCAATTTGATTCCTAACGTCATCACCTAATTCTCTCAAGCCTTCAACAAAACCTCTAGCAGTTTTCAAAGAGGTAGCGGTAGAGTTACTTGTGTCCCATTCAAACTTCTTAACTCTTCCTGCAATGCGCTCACTGATGTTACCAATACGTGTGATAATAACACCGATTTTCTCATCAACTTTTTTATTCATACGACGACCAACAGCACTGTCGTTGACCATCACCTTGTCAGCCTCTGCATCAAGAGCTTTCTTTGTGTTGACGTGTATCTTCTCACCTACTCTTTTCTGTGCTTCTAAAAGTTTAGCAGGGTTAATACCACCCGCTTTAACAATAGCTAATGGGTCGGAAGGGTCAGCACCCTCTCGAATACCTTTGTCAAGAACTCGCTGTGCTTTAGAAATCTGTCTATGAGCTAGTTTGTTTCCAAGAACTTGACCGCCTTTAAGCAACAAACCACTTAAAACAACACCTGCTGTGGCTGAGTAAGCCGCTTTCTCAGCGTCCACTTCGCCAGACTCTGATTGCAGTAGGTCATTTAAAATACTACCGCCCCCTGCAATAGTACCACCTAAAGCCATGCCTCTTTTGATTGTTGACATGGCAGGGATTGTGTTGATAGGGTCAATGACAGCTTTAGTTACAGAACCAAGCATAGCGGCTTTAGAGTCAGGTTGAAAGTCAAACATATTACCATACGTTATTTGCTGTCTACGCTCTTTCATTCTCCGAACCGCTAGTCTTCTCTCATCACCTGTCATCCCGTAAGGGTTCTCCGCAAACTTCTCCTCTACTGTATTCACAATGTCGCCACCTTCACCTAACAAGTCTTGACGTTTTCGATTTGCCGCAATCATTGCCGAAGGGTTTCCAAAAGTAGAAGGGTCTAGGTCATAAGCATAGTCAGGCATAGGAAAAGCAGCAGCAAGAAAAGTAAATGCGTTCTCAATCCAATTAGTATCCAAGTCTTTAGAATACATAAACTGTTTAAAGCTGTCGTGTACACCGCGAGATTCAAACCTTAAAGTTCCGTCCTTTTCTTTAATTATTAAATCACCAACAACTGCCTCAGCTTTCTGAAGGTTTTCATTAGCATCAATGTCTTCTTGAGTTAATACACGTTCGACATTTATAGCGTCCTCTGGTGAAGAGTGTACACGTACAAGTGTGTTGTCAATAACTCGGTCTCCCGATAAAGCCCCTGCTTCTCTAAGGTTATCATTAGCATCAATGTCTTTAAGAGTCAGAACATACCCACGAGCTTTCTTTTTTTCCTCTAACGCAATAGCTTCCTCTTCTTTCCTAGTTATTGCGCTTTCTCTAAGTGCTTCCCCGTAACTAGCCTGAAGATTACCAAGAAGAGAACCCCCTTGACTAGAGGGTTCCACTTGTGGTTCTTCAGTTAGCTCAGAGTTTACCTCAGAAACAAGGGTGCTGTTTACTGGAGCTTCAGTTTTAAATACAGATTCTAAATAACTTGTAACCTGAGGATTGTTACGAGTAGCAGCAATTGCAGCACGATAGTTATCTTTATTTATTACACCTGTCGAGACGTTCTTTTTCAAGGTGTTCATCATGTTTTGTTTTAAAACATCAGATCGAGCATCAACCATTATTTAACCCCCTATCTTAACATTGGACGCGTCGAAAGTACCGTCGGGATTAACCTGTGGTTCATCACCTGTGCCACCTTCTCCACCTGTGCCACCAGTGCCTCCACCGTCACCTTTTTTATAGCCATATAACGCAGCAATAGCTGTTGTTGCTTGTGCTAGAGCTGACTCAATAGTAAGATTACGGTCTCTAAGCATTAGCTGTTTAGCTTTATACATGACAGCTCTTCGTCCTTCTTTTTTATCATCACTAAAGACCACGCCTGTCGGCAAATCCTTCATCGCATCTATTTGCTTAAACGCCGGCGAGTCTAAGATAGAACCCATTGCCTGTATTTCAGTTTTACTTGGCGCGTTTAACTGAGCATTAGAAGACTGAGATTTATATAAGAGTGTTTCAGCATCTTCTAGCTTCATACCGCCAACTTCCAAAGCATCAGCCATAAGGTCAAAACCTCGGTCTCTAGCTGCGTCGATATAGAGAGCGCGACGGTTACCTCTATCTAGTGCCTCTGTAGTGGCTCTGTCTAGCTCTACTTCTTCTGCGGAAACTACACGCGCTGCTGCTTCTTCTTGTAGCTCTAACGCTCTGTCTGCGCGAACGTCTGCCTTCTCTGCTCTAATAGCCGCTGCACTTCGTTCTACTGCTCGACGCTCATCTTCACGTTGGTTGCGTTGTTCAGTTGCTTTCCTCTGGCGAACCTGCTCGTCAATTTTTTGCTGAGTGAAAGCATCTTGTTTCTTTTGATTTTCCTCTGCCCGTTCTTGCGCCAATTTAGCCTCAGCTTCTCTAGCAAATTGTGTTTGTAACGCAACACCTGCATCAGTTCCTTTAGTGGCAGATACGATTTGTATAAGTTCTGCTTGACCTTCAGGAGTAGTGCGGTCAATCTTTCCTAATCTTTCACTCAGCTTCTCCGAGGCAGGACGCATATCCATATTTTCAAAAGCCTTGATGCCAGACTGAGCACCTGCTCTTCCTAAGTTTGTAATCATACCTTGTCCAAACCCACGACCTGCGGCAGCCATTCTAGACCCAAAGGTAGAACCCGCTTGGTCTTCTCTGGATTGCTGACCAAAGTCTGTCAGTAGTCGTTGTATATTTGCATTAGCCATTATTTATATTTCCTATTAAAAGTCAAAAAGACCGCCTTTGTTAGTCAACCCTTCTATTAACGAGCGTAAGAATGCTGTGCTTGTTTCAGCTCCAACCTGTCCCATGCCTAAGAGTCCTTCCAGACCGGCAATTTTGGCCTGAGCTGCAAGTTCTGCTCCAGACAACTGACCTTTCTGAGCCAACTGAGCAGGAACACCGGCAGCATCAAACATACTCAACGCTTTGTCTTGTCCCATGTAGCCCATGCCAGATAACTGCATAGCTTGTGTTAAGTCAGCAGCACGTTCTTCGTTAGACACGCCTCTAGCTGAGAGAGCTGCTTGGTTCATTGTCTCTTGTCTTGCCTTTTCAAAAGCAAACTGTTCAGGACTACCACCAAACTGTGCGGAGGTGATGCCACCACGACCTGTATTGAACAAACCTTGTTGCACTCCTGCAAGATTACGTGCTTCTTCCGGCTGTTGTGTTGCTCTTATCTGGTCATAAATGCCCTGTATATTTTCAGTAGGGTCAGCAGCGGCACGGTTAAACAACGATTCAGCCTCAGCAAACCGTTTGTCCTGTCGTCTCTGCGCCCCTTGATTCATGGCAAAATCTAAACCACCAGAAGCGGTAGTTGTAAAGGTGCCGTCTCCTGTTTTTACAGTATAAGGTACAAACTCAGTACCGGCAACAGCATCAGTAGCTATGTCCTCCATGCCTTCTGAAGACTGTAGACCTAACTCATCTAATCTTTTTAGTATTTCTTCCATTGCGGCATAGTTTGCACCTGCCCCGAATAAACTTCCCCATGCGCCCATTATACTAATCCCCCAATGATAAATGCTAATAACTCAGTGTAACGTACACCAAGTCTTGTTTGTTCTACGCCGTTGTCGTCAGTCCAAGTAGAGCTGATAAACAATCCGTAGTCTCCTGCGTCTAACCCTTCGGCTTCAAAAGCAGCCTGCAAGTCCTGAGCGATAACACCAAAGTGATACCTAGCTCCCTCAATTCCTTTCTTTTCTACTGCTGAGTTCCACTTAAACTTACGTATTAAGCCTTTACAAGCCTGAGCTACGCGAGTCTCTGCTTCAGTTAGTTCCTCAATGCTCTGCTTTTCAGTAGCGTCAGAGGTGTTGATTGTACCGTTAGTTGCGTAGATGTCGTTCCAAAAAGCACCAGAGGCTCCTAAGTCAATTGCTCCTGACCTGTTTTGATTTCCAGTGATATCCCAAGGACGTATAGAATCAGTAGCAGAACTATTTTGAAAAATAATACCAGTATCAGCACTACCGATAGCTATGGATGCAAACTGACCTGCGGTTGTACGTACACCGCCACAAACTGTATTGTCCTTTTTAAATATAACTGTTTCATCAGTATTGGTACTAGGTGTGTCTACTTCCAAACGTCCTGCAACCTGAAAACCAAAACCAAAAGTATTTGCTTTCTGTACGCCATTGTTAAACAAAGTTACAGCGCCGTCAGCAGTCAGTTCTAATAACTTTTCATCGGCAGCTTGGTTTTGAAAAGTAAAAGAACCACCGTTTAACACCATATTTCGGTCGTTATTATTCTGAACTGTGTTAAGATTACCGGAAGATACATGAGTAACTGTAAGGTCTGAACCGTTACCAAAAGACAATCCTTTGTCGTCGTTTATTCTTGTAACTTCTTTAATAACAATTAAGTCATCAGCAATATTCATTTTTTCATTATTGCTTACACGGACACTTATATCAGAACCAGCAACGTCTCCGTCAGTGTCAGTACCTACAGTCAGCGTACCTGCGGCTACTTTAAACTGCGCCGTAGAAGTTGCGTCTATTACTTCTAAACCTGCGGTAGCGTCACCTGATTCTATACGAGCAACAACGTCAGTAGTAGCACTAAAAATGTGAAGAGGCTTTTCAGGAACGTCAATACCTATACCTATCTTAGAGCTTGCAACCAAAGCTCCCTGAACTTTAACACCTGTTTCAGTTGTCTCTAGTTTTTTACCATTATTGTAGTAGAGGTCAACACTGCCATCAGGAGTTCCTTTAATCATAAACTCATCGTCAGCAGGGTTCTTTACTAGCAAGGAGGAGGTCAATAGTTTTAGACCGCCAGTACCAGAGTCTTCAATATAGCTATGAGTTTCGTCGTGGTAGAGTTTTAGGTCGTCACCATTCCCTAACAACACTTTAGCATCATCAGGCATATCAACATTACCACTGACATTAGCTGTAGTAATGTTAGCTGTAGCAGTGTTCGCTGTAGTAATAGTAGCAGTAGGTATAACCACTGTGCCTGTAAACGTAGGTGAAGCCTTGTCAGCTTTTTCAGCACTTACAGTTGCTAGGTTGTTAAACTCTGTAGAAAAGTCAGAGCCTTTAATAATCTTACCAGTGTTGCCTGAAGGAAGGCTATCCTTAGCGGCAAAGTCTGTTGTTACTGTATAGTTAGACATTAGAGAAGTCTCCCGATTTTAGCTAGTATGTCAATTTTTTGTATTGAAAGTGGGTTGTTATTGATAGTCGAAGTAACGCCAATGGTTACTACGTTTCCTGAGCCTGTTGTGTTTACCTTAGGTGTGTTTACGTCTACTCCTCCTGAAAAGGTTGCTGTTGTATTGTACTCTGCTACATTATACTGTGCAGTTGTTGTCTCAGCAAAGGTAAAAGACTGTTTGCTAAAGTTCTCTGTGTAGTCATAACCCCAATTAAGAACAGCGGAAGCAAGCTGACCACCAATAACGGTCAAGTTAAACTTCTTCAAAAACTTAACAATAGAAGGATTACCAAAGTCCAGTGGCTGACTAAAGTAGCTCATGCTGTACGTGGATGATATGTCAAGGTAAGTATTATATCTAACAATGCCTGTAGATAAACCCATGTAAAAACCGTCAGAAGTTATGTTAGTAAAACTAAGAGGCATAAAGCCTGACCAAGTAGTAGCTCTAAACGAACCATCCTCTAAAGGCGCTCTAACGTCAAAGCAATAAATAGTATTACTAGACGGCAACGTCAGTAAATAGAAAGCGTGTTCAGGACTATATACAGTTTTAACAGGCACTCCCGTTGCAGTTTCAAAGTCAACAAAGGCCATTAGGTCAGTACGTACATTCTTACTAACGTCTCTCAGAGGTAGTGACTTCTCCTGTATAAGCCTTCCTAAGCTCATTACACCGCGATTAGATAAGAACAGTATGTCATTACCAGTAGCCTGTACAGAGTCCCTCTCAATGCAACCTACGCCCTCTACGGTGTCCTTTAGGAAGATAGTAGAGTCTGCGGAAGCAGGAGCACCTGTAGAAGCAGAACCTACACCACCTTGCGCTCCATCATAAATCAACATAGAGTGCTTACCAAATATAATAAACAAGCCATTATGTTCCGTCAAGGCAACAATCTCGTCATAACCTTGAGGCCAGAACTGAGTAATGTCTATGGAAAAGCTGCTGCCTCCTGCCCACTGAGTTCCGTTCAATAAGCTAGAAACGTGTATAGTATGTTTGTTACCTACTACGTCAGCCGCCCAAAGACGACCAAAGGCTGACAACACCTCGTTAGCCGAAGGCGCGCCTGCTACTGCAACAAGAGTAGTGCTGCCTGCTACAGACCTCAGAGGCGCATGGCCTGACTGAAAGAAGTACACATCGTTGTTAAATGACGTTATCTTCCAATTGTTTGCTGAGATAGTGTAACCATTAGGAAGGTCACACGCAGCCAATGTAGACGTGCCGTGGAATATCTTGTTGTTGCCGGTAGAGAATACTACTGTTGCTCCTGCAAAAGACGTAAACTCAAACAGTCCTTCAATACCTCGGCTAGTTCCAAGCACCGCAGCTCCGTTAGCAGATACAGCACTATGTCCCTTACGCGCTCCGATACGACCACGACTGTCAATTACACAATTATCAGCAACTGACGCAAAGTTAGGACTCATACCCACTGGTGATTCTTCGGTATTCAAACCAAAGAACGCAGGGGCTGCTACTGTTAAAGGTTGTAATTTTTGGCTCATACGTCGTACCACACTGTCTCAGTCGGGAAGCGACCTGCGTCCATAGAAATAGCGTCAGACAAAGAAGACTGAGCCATAGCATAAAGTTTACCGGCGGTAGTACCTCCAGTCTCTCCACGTTCTTCAGCAGCCATGGCATGAGCAAGTTGAACCACAGGCGTTGAGGGAGCTTTAACTACATCAGTACCGGAGGTAAGCTCAGGAGTACGGCCTACGTAGTTAAACAAGATAACCTTTGCACTATCGGGGTTAGGGTAAAACTGTGCTTTAGTATTTCCACTTGCGTCCTGCTCTAAAGTAACGTAGTTAGTAGGCTTACCTCTAGATGCCTGCTCTATATACACAGAGTTATACAGTCCTTGTTGAGTCCCTAGTTGGATTTCTTCTTTGTCCGTAAGGTTGTAAACACCAAGAATCTTATCTGATTCGGTAAGTCCTGAAACAGAAAAAGTAGTTGTAAACTCATTAATGCTGCTAACAGGAGTAATAGTTCTTAAAGCTGACCAATCCCAAGAGTCCTCAACTAAACGGTTAGCGTCGTTTATAAACTCTCCTATAAGTTTTGAGTACGAAGAGGTATCGGGAGAAGCTACTTCATCTTCTCGTAACCTACGCAGTACTTTATTAATTGCTTCTAAATATGTCATTTAAATTGTTCTCCCAAAAGGGTCAGTGTTAATAAGTTCTTCATAAGGACTTATGCCTATCTGTGTGTCAAGACTAAACAAATCTGAAAACGCATAATCAGTTGTTCTTGTCGGTGAAGACTCCTCTGAACTTTCTAAATCAAGGTCAAAGCCGTCTGGTGTTGTACCTGTGGGTGTATCTAAGGACACAGTTTCTAACTCTATTTCTGGAGTTGTTCCAGTAGGGAGCGCGTCTTTAACGTCTTCAAGCCTGTCACCTACATAATCAATAACGTCATCAGCAGCATCTACTACAGGTTCAAACGTATCGGCTATTGCTTGTGTAGAGTCATCAACTACTTTACCAACTGCGTCAAGAGCATCATCAGCAACATTAACAATCGGCTCTAATTCCTCAGCTACAAGCTGTACTGTGTCGTCTACTGCTTTACCTATTTCCCTGAAAGCATCTTCTACCCAACCTAAATTAAGGTCAGGAACACCATCAAGGTCAAAGTCAAAACTTAAACCAAAAGGCGAATCACCAAGGTCTATTTCAACACCACCTACACTACCACCCTTTCTAACATACTTTACAAAACCATCTTCAAAAGCCTGTTGTATGTCTTCGCCTTTATAGAGTGAATTTACAGTTTTCTTAAAACCCTGTATAAAATCAGGGTCATCAACAAGGCTGTCAGGCACACCTACAGCTTTGAGGCTAGTATTTAAAATCTCAGGAGTTACCACTGTAAGAGCAACAGACGCTAAATCTCCATCAATAACTGCATCAACAACATTCAATGTTTGGTCAGGTGTTAATCCGGCTATGCCTGTGTCTTCCGTTATTGCACCTGTAGACTTTAAAAACACAGGAGCAATTGCTTTCCAGTCTTCTGAGTTACCTTCGCCTTTTAGAATGTTTGTAGCGGCGGGAACACCAGAGTACAAACCACTAGTCAGGAAGTTTAAGCCTACAATTTTTACAGCGTTTTTAACTTTGTCTTCTAAGCCGCCTTCGTACCATTCTTCTTCTTCCGGTTCTGGTAAACCTTCTATTTCTTCACTGAAGCGTACATTGCCTGCGTCTAAACGAGCTATTCTTTCACGCCTCTCGTTCCACTCGTCAGTCCCTTGTTCAAAACTTGTAGGACTTTCTTCACCGTAGGATGCTTCTAAGTCTAAATCCTTGTCACGTGCTTCGTTAATTTCTTCTTGAGTGTATTCTTTATTATTTTCTAACTCAGGAAACTCAAGTATACGGTAATCTGCATACGGGTTAGTTCCCGTTCTAATTTGACCGTCCTCTGTTTTACTTAAAACCACACCGTCTTTTATAAGGTTTGTAATAACAGAGTTCTTGTAGCTTTCTTCGCTAATCCTTCCGTCAGCTAGTAACTCGCTAAGGTAAGCATTTCGCATATCAATATCTAGGTCGTAATACGCATCTTCAAACGCTTCAGTGTCTCCGACAGATAGTTCATCTAAATCGCTAAAGGTTTGATTGTAGTTTTCTTCCGACTTAGTATCATACAAATCATAAGCGGTATAAGCTAAGTCTTCATCTACGTTAGCAAACGTACTAACGGAGTCTTCAAACTCGTCAAAATAACCTTCCTGACTTCTAACTCCAGATGTGTCTATTGTGTTGTCGTCTGCAAAACTATCAGAAAAGACATCAATCTCTTCTTCATCATAACCAACGCTTGACAACATCTCTTCAAATTCAGGCAGTGCTTGGTTAGTTGCGCTTTTACCTGCTTGACTTCTTTTTAATCCGTCATAGTAACGCTCTAAATCCGCTGATGTATATTCACCGTTAAGGTATGCTTCCTTTAAAAAGTTTACATCTTTATCGTAACTAACATTAGTAATAGTACCAAAAGGGTCAGCGCCTTGAATGCCAAAGTTATAAGTGTCTGCTGCTGCTTCTTGACGTGCTTCCCAATTAGCTTGTTTCTCTTCTTCCGTTGCGTTAGCCCACTGTTCATCCGTAAGTTTTAAATCGTTAATACCGGCATTCAACCACGCATTACTAGCGTCAATACGACGATAAGCGTAAGGGTCGCCTTTAATACTTTCTACTTGATTAGTTATATAATTAAAGAAAGAACCTTCCGGTATATCTAAATCTTCAGGGTTTAAAGGGTCTACACCATAATTTATGTATCCCTCGTCTCCTTCTTGTTTAACTTTCCTACCTCCAAGTGTAACCGTACCGCCGCCAGAAGTAGTAAGAGTGTCACCGACTTCAGCGCCTTGACCGGATAAACTATAACCACCAGAGTTTCTTCTATATCCAAGATTTTCTATGTAGTCTTCATTAAACGTACCAGAGGCAATTGTAGAGGGAGCGCCATCTACTCCTTCAACACTTACTGACCACTCTGGAGGATTTCCTCTTTCCCAATTAAGAGGGTTCCAAGGACTATCACCCCACTCTCCTAGCCAATCTCCGGCAGCAGACATAAGCGTACCATCGTAGGCTTTTTTACCTATTGTCCAAATTGGAATGTTTTGAGCAAAATTTCCTACCGCTTCTGGAATCCCGTCATACCAATTATTGATGCCTTCGCGTATCTCTGAAAAAGTAGGAAGAGAACGACGACCCTCATCAAAAGTACTAAAGGGGTCTAAGCCTTCCAAACCATACTCATCAACATTAAGCCATTCATTACCGCCGGTGCCTTGTCCTACCGCTCCTGCACCTAAAGGCTTGTTTAAGTCAGGGTTAGTAATTGATGCATTGTAATTAAAACCCCCTGCTTCCGAAGGTAATGTACTTGTTTCTGCAAAAGGGTCATAGCTGTTATCATATACTGAGAAGTTGTAATTACCTCCCATGCCACTTCCGGTGGTATAATTTTCGTCAACACCTCTAGGCATTACTTAACTCCCTTTGTTTTTTCGTAAGTTCGTAACGTACCTAACCCAAGCATTCCCATCAAGACAGGCAACATAGTTGACAAATCTATAAGGGGAATAACGATTGTAGAATTGGATAAAGCAAGCGCAAAGTTTGCCATCGGAATAACAAGGAAGTTACCTGCCATTCCAAGGCAACAAGTCCAACCCACAGCGGGTCGCCAACCTGCGACAAATAAGTCTTTACTCTGTGCTTCAGCTTTGTTCACCTCTATCTGTGCTTGTGCTATTGTATGTGCTTGTGTGGCAATCTCGTGCGCTATACGTTGCTTAGTGTCAGCGTCAGGAATGAACTTATCCAAAATGTCTGTTACTGGCTGTATAAGCGCACTAAGAATTGTCATTACTTCTTTCCTCTAAGTTCCATAACTGTGTCGGACTCCCAAATACGAAGTCCCATCCACACGATTGTAAACAATGAAGCCACTGGTGGTAACCAAGCAGCTAAGGATAATACCCCTGTTGACACTGCTGCTATGTCCATCATTTCTTTAGTTTCCTCTACCATGGTAATAGTCCGTTATTATTCTTCGTTATCTACACGGGTTAGCCCACACGCTTCTAAAGCCGCTTGGAAGTCATTACCGAACGATGTATAGTAAGCTACCCCACTGTTGATTAAAGCCGTTAGCTCCTTACTTACGAACGCTCCTGAGCTTGCCCAATACTTGCTAGTACCTTTCTTCAGTTCAATACCAAAGAACTCAAGACCTGCTTCCGAAACGTAAGCCTCTTCACCATCAAGTGCAGGCAGAGAGTACAGTTCATTTAGTACTTCCTGTGCTTCCGCTTTCTTAGCGTTTGTTACAATTACTGTACTAAATATGTTCATAAATAAACTCCTGTCTTCTTAGCCATATAATATTCAGTAGATTTAATTTCTTTATCAGTTGAAGATGCACCTCTAACAATTAAGCCGTATATGTTTCCATTTAAACTAAGACTTTCGCCGTCGTTTCTAGCACCAACATTTAAAGCATGGTTTCCGTAGTTGCCTGCGCCCTGTGTGGTTGTATTTGTAGCCTCTTGAGTTCCGTCAACTCTGATTGTACATTCAGGGCTGCTGATGTCACCTATACCTGTCAAGACGTTAGTGCCTACACCAAAAGGCGAAGCATTAGCAGCTACAGCAGTACCGTCTCCGCGAGATTGAAAGCGGTATAGACCACTCGCTGTACTAATAGCGGCAAGTCTAAAGGAACCTAGATGGCCTGTTACATTGCCAGAAAGCTCTGCAATTACAGCAGTATCTAAAGTGTCCTTTGTCATGCCGGCAGTAACAGTCATCTCGTCAGTGCCTGTAAAGTCAATAGCACTTGTAGCTAAACAACTATTAGCACCATCAAACTTTAGGTAGTTAAGAGAGTTAGCACCAAAGGGTTCAGTAATGTCATAACGCAGGTCATCAGTAACGTGTTGATACTGAGTAGCTGTTGAACCTAGTTCTACCTGTGCGCCCCAAGCATAGATATAATTACTTGGATTACCTTCATAAGAAAATACTCTTGAAGATGTTTTGGTTGGCACAAGAGCCGTAAGGCCTGCACTTCCGCCTGTAGTAGCTGTAGCAGTTATTGTTATAGAACATCTGTACCACCCTTCACCTACCGACTGAATAGCAGCCGCTGTGGCAGTGCCTTTAGAGCCTATAGTTCCATCAGACAAATCGAAATTCGCATACGCCTGTATACCAAAAGCTACCGAAGTACCTAGTAGCTGAACAATGTTGTGTGTTCCTGCCTTAGCATATACACTTTGTGTGTATTCCTCTCCTAAAGTAAAGGTAAAGCCTGTTTGCCTTATATAATGAGTCGAGGTATCGGCGCTTTCATTAACTTTCAAACCCGTATTTGTACCGTCTGGAGCAGTGATTTGGTTTGCAGTAACTGTAACATTGTTTTTAATCCAAGAAGAATCATCAAACTCTTGAGTATAGTCAAGCAGGTTACGGATACCACCTTCAGGATGTCTGGCTAGTATAGGACGATTTGCAGAGGTAGTCTGTATAGCATGGTTGCCTAGGACTTCTTTGACTGATACGTTGTCTACAGTACCTGTAAAACCACCTTGGCCTCTCAGCATAAAGCTAGAGTTAGTATCGTTGGCTTTCAGGAAAAAAGTATAAGTACCTGCGGCATTAAAAGTCACACTGTCTACAGCAGGAGTTCCACCAAATCGACCAAGAACAGCACCTGCGCTTATAGACAATAGAGTAAAAGTTATTGAATATACTTTGTTCTCTTCAAGTGCAACTCCGTTTTGTCTGAGGTTTTGACTTGTTACGCTAGTTGCAACACCTACACCACCTGAAATACTCCAACCTGTTCCTTTAACCCAATTACTATCAGCAGCAAAGTCACCGTTAGTGATTAACTCAGAACCTAGCTTTAAGCCTTGAGACTTATCAAGTATAGTTCCAACAGGCTGACCAATAACAGCAGGCACCGCTGAGGTGTCTTCCTGAAACATTGTAGATATATCGGAGGGGTCATACCAACAACCCTGCTCTCCATTAGAGAACAGGTTTGCAATGGCATCACCAAGAATGGAGCGCGAGGCTCCTAGTCTGTTTACACCTAATCCAAACACGGCTTACACCATTGAGGTAATGTAGGCGGAACCGGAAGAGCCAGAGGTAATAACAGAAACAGTATCCCCTGTGAACACATGGACGTACTCAATAGCGTTTGCAGG